GTTCATCGGCAACAGCTACTGGAGCAGTTGCATATACTAAAGCATTAAACGCAATTTCAAATGTTGATGAGTGGGATATTAATATGTTGGTAACGCCAGGTATTATTAGACAATATCACCCATCGGTAACTACAAAAGCAATTGATGTGGTAGAAGCTCGCTCAGATGCATTCTACATCGCTGATTTCAACGCAGTTGATGCTACAATCGCTGAAGCAACTACTCAATCAACCGCAGTAGATACAAACTACGCAGCATCTTACTACCCTTGGGTTAAGACGGTTGATACTAATACTAACAAACTAATCTCAGTTCCACCATCAGTATTGATGCCAGCTGTATTCGCAGCAAATGACGCTATCGGAGCAGAATGGTTCGCACCTGCTGGTTTGAATAGAGGTGGTATTGTAGGAGCAGTTAGTGTATTGAATAGATTAACACATTCTGAAAGAGATACTTTATATGAAAACAAAGTAAACCCAATCGCTTCTTTCCCTGGACAAGGTATTGTAGCATTTGGACAGAAAACTTTGCAAGATAAGGCATCAGCATTGGATAGAATCAACGTAAGAAGATTATTAATCACTGTGAAGAAGTTCGTAGCATCTACTTCTAGATTCTTAGTATTCGAACAAAATACCGCTCAGACAAGAGGTAGATTCATCAACACTGTACAACCTTACTTGGAAGGAATTCAACAAAGACAAGGATTGTACGCATTTAAAGTAGTGATGGATGAATCTAACAACGGACCTGATGTAGTTGATAGAAACATACTTGCTGGACAAATTTTCTTACAACCGGCTAAGACGGCTGAATTCATTGTAATTGATTTCAACATCTTACCAACTGGAGCAGCTTTTTCAGCATAAACTAAAAATAATAATAACTAATATTTATTAGTATAAAAGGAGAAAAATAAAAAATGGCAGAAGTATTAGAATTTAACGAAATGATGTTCACCAACTTCGAACCGAAGATGAAGAACCGCTTTATTATGGAGATTGATGGTATTCAATCTTACCTAATAAAAACAGCGGCGAGACCATCTATCAATTTCGAAACTGTGAAATTAGACCATATCAATACTTACCGCAAATTGCAAGGTAAGGGTGAGTGGCAAGATATAACAATCTCATTATATGACCCAATTGTTCCTTCTGGAGCACAACAAGTTATGGAATGGGTACGTTTAGGATATGAATCATTAACTGGTAGAAAAGGTTACGCCGATTTCTACAAAAAGGATATTGATTTCTATATGTTAGGGCCTGTTGGTGATAAGATAGAACAGTGGAAGTTAAAAGGTGCATTTATTGCATCGGCAAACTTCAATGATTTAGATTTCTCCTCTAATGATGCCGCTGATATCGAATTAACGTTATCGTATGATTACGCTATTTTGGAATTCTAAAATATAACACATATTTTAATAATAGAAAAGGTTCTCTTAGTGAGAACCTTTTTTTTTATCTTTTTTTTAAAGTTATATATTTATATATAAACAAATAAAGGTTTAATATGACAAAGCATGACTTTCCAACCGAAGTGATTAGTTTACCATCTGAAGGTAAATGTTATCCTTCTGATAATCCACTTTCTTCCGGCCAAATTGAGATAAAATATATGACAGCTAGGGAAGAAGAAATCCTAACATCTCAAAACCTAATTAAAAAAGGTGTAGTATTGGATAAATTGTTTGAAGCTATTATAGTTGATAAGAATGTGAATCCAGACGATATTATCTTAGGTGATAAAAATGCTATTATGTTAGCAACTCGATTATTGGGATATGGTAAAGAGTATACTGTTGAGATGGTAGATTCAGCTGATAACAAACATAAAGTTGTAGTTGATTTATCAACAGTACAAACAAAAGAAATTGATATAACTACTCTAAATCCAGAAAATACTTATAAATTTACTACTCCATTTGGTAAAAATGAGATTGAGTTTAAGTATTTAACGCATGGCGATGAAAAGGCAATTGATATTGATGTAAAGGCACTACAAAAGTTTAATAAAAGTGGTACTTCATCTGAATTAACAACTCGTTATAGATATATGATTAAATCAGTAGATGGTGAATCGGATACTAAATCAATAGTTAACTTCATTAATAATAAGTTTTTAGCTAGAGATACGAGAGCATTTAGGGATTTTGTAAAAGAAAACCAACCTGATATGAAAATGGAGTTCAATTACACAGACCCAGAATCGGGAGAAGAGGAGGTACGCTCGATTCCTATGGGCGTAGGGTTTTTTTGGCCTTCCGAATAACTATTCTAAGTTATTACACACACAAATTTTTGAATTATGTTACTATGGTAATGGATTCATTCAATCCGATGTGTATAGATTGCCGGTTCATCTCAGAAACTTCTACTATCAACAATTGATAGATGCTAAGAAAAAAGAGCAAGAATCGCAAGAAAAATCACAAAGACAATCAAAAGTGAAGGTTAGGAAATAATCTTCACTTTTTTTATATCTAATATTTATAGAAGGACAAATAAGAATACTTATGAAAATTACAAAAAAAGATAAAAATCTTTTTAATGAGATTAAATCTAAGCATAATTTGAAAGAAGGTATCCTTTCTATGCTATTTAAGAAAACATTATCAAAGGCATTAAAGGGTGATAAAACTATTCAACAAGCTTTAATAGATGGTGATAAGGCATTATCCGATTTAAAGAAAAATATAGATAAGTTGGAAGCTAGAGGATATACTATACCTGATAGTTTAAAGAAATACATATAATAGATGCAGAACGCGGACGAGTTAAGAGAAATACAACAACTTACTAATTCTATTAGTAAGGTCATGTCAGATATGGCCGCAGCATCTGATAAGCGCAACAAATCTCTTGAACGTGAGGTATCTTTGACTAAATCCATACTAGCTGATGTCCAATCATCGGAAGATATTGAAAAGAGTTTAGAAAAATTAGAAAGAGGTAGGGCTCGTATTCTTAAAACAAATTATGGTGTAAATCAAAAAATGAAAAATGATTTACTTACAGCAAATAAAATAGCACAAGACGGTCTTAAAGTAGAACAAAAAAAGTTTGAAATATTAAATCGTGTATCAAAAATAACCAACTCTGTAGCAGATGGTATCACTAATGGTATTGATAATTTAAAATCCGAAATAGAACAAATACCCATATTAGGCAAGTTCTTCAGTAAATTGATACCAAGTGATATGCTAAACGCTCAGATTGGTAAAATGTCTGCTGGATTTACCAGAGGATTTGGTATAATGTTTAAACGTGGATTAAGTCAAGGAAAAGGATTTATGGCTTCATTCTCTGGTGGTATGAAAGCTGGATTTGGACAAGTATCAAAAGCATTAGGACCTTTATTAGCAAATCCAATAGGATTGGCTGTTGCTGCTATTGCTTTAATTGCTGGTGCTGGTCTACTTGCATTTTATAAAGTATCAAAAGCAGCAAAGGATTTTAGAAATGAAACTGGTTTATTAAACTCACAAACTGAAGATTTGGAATCCAAATTTGCAGCAGTGGCTAAGAACACAGCCGTAATCGGTGGTAATATTGAAGATGCATCAAAAGCAGCTTCAACCTTTTCCAACCAATTCACCGGTACTCAAGAAGCCTCAAAAGCCGTTCTAACCTCAATGGTTGCAATGGAGAAGAGTTTTGGTGTATCTGCTGAATCTCAAGCTAAAGTAAACGAACAATTCCAGTTGATGTCTGGGGCATCAGCCGCAACTGCACAAAATATGATTCAAACTACAATAGCAGCCGCTGAAGCTGCTGGAGTAGCACCAGCTGCAGTTATGAAAGATATTGCAGAAAACGCTGAGGTTGGATTGATGCACTTTAGGGGTTCTACTAAAGCATTAGCAAAAGCCGCAATTGAGGCTAGAAAAATGGGTACAACCGTTGGTGAAACTGCTAAAGTTGCTGAGGGATTATTAGATTTTGAATCATCTATTACCAAAGAATTGGAATTGGGTGCTATGTTGGGAACTCGTGTCAACTTTAACAAAGCTAGAGCATTGGCATTTGAGGGTAAGACTGTAGAGGCTCAAAAAGCTGTAAATGCTGAGGTGAGTAAGTTGGGTGATATCAACAAAATGAATATGTATCAGAAAAAGGCATTAGCAGATGCCACTGGTATGGATTTAAAGAGCTTGATTAAACAACAAGAAATAGCTAAAAAATTCAAAAACATTGATGATGAAAAATTAGCCGCAGCTAATGCACTATTAGATGCTGGAATGAAAATCGGTGATATTGGTGATAAAGATTTAGAACGTAAGGCTATCGAAATGGGAAATCAGAAAAAGATGCAATCCGAATTCGATAATATGGGAAATTCTCTAAAAGCAATGGGTAATAACTTATTGATGGCATTCATGCCAATTGGTAAACTTATTATGGGTGTATTAGGGCCGATAATCGGATATATAACAGGAGTATGGGCACCTATTGGTAGAGCAATTGAAGGTGTTATGGATGCATTCAAGCCAATACAAAGTATAATGAAAGATATTTTTGGTGATGGTGCTGGTTTAGCTAGTATTTTTGAGTTCATTGGAAAGATAGTATCAAGTGGTATAGTATTTTCTATAAATCTATTCTCAAATGGATTAAAGGCTGTAATGAGTATTATAGGTGGAGTTTATGATATATTTAAAGGAATATTTACTGGCGATTTTGATTTAATATTAGATGGATTAATGTCTTTAGGTGAAGGTATTCTTAGATTCTTTGTATCACTACCAATGGTACTATTGGATACCATTATGGATATCTTCCCAACAATAGGTAACTATATATCTGATTTCTTTAGTTCCATTGGTTCTAAAATCAAAAATCTATTTATGAGTATAGTGCCTGATTGGATACGAGATTGGTTTATGGATGATAGTGAGTTGGCTAGCGATGCAAACCAACTACAATCAGCAGGTAGTATTAATGATGGTATTGTTCAAGATGGTAAAATCATATCAACTAATCCAGAAGATACATTAATAGCAACA